ATGAGTTCCTGTCAGGCCTGAGCCAGAACGCGCTGCTGGCCTTGCCCTGGGTGTTCGAGTTCTGGGCGCTGCCGCATCAGCTGCCGCCGAGGGGGGCCTGGAAGACCTGGGTCATCATGGGCGGGCGCGGCGCGGGCAAGACGCGGGCGGGGTCGGAATGGGTGCGGGCGCAGGTCGAGGGTGCGGGGCCGGGCGATCCGGGGCGCGCCAAGCGGGTGGCGCTGGTGGGTGAGACGATCGACCAGGTGCGCGACGTGATGGTGCTGGGCGAAAGCGGGATCATCGCCTGTTCGCCGCCCGACCGGAAGCCGGAGTGGCAGGCGTCGAAGAACCAGCTTCTGTGGCCGAACGGGGCGATGGCGCAGGTGTTTTCGGCGCATGAGCCCGAGGCGATGCGGGGACCGCAATTCGATGCGGCCTGGGCGGACGAGCTGGGCAAGTGGAAGAAGGGCGGCGATGCCTGGGATCAGCTACAGTTCGCGCTGCGCCTGGGGAGGAACCCGCAGGCGGTGGTGACGACGACTCCGCGCAACGTGGGGGTTCTGAAGGCAATCCTGAAGAACCCGTCATCGGTGATCACCCATGCGCCGACCGAGGCGAACCGGGCCTATCTGGCGGAGAGCTTTCTGGCCGAAGTGCAGGCCCGCTATGGCGGCACGCGGTTCGGGCGGCAGGAGCTGGAGGGGCTGCTGGTCGAGGACGAGGACGGGGCGCTGTGGTCCCAGGCCATGCTGGAGGCGGCGCGGGGGAGTGCGGTGCCGTCGGTGAACCGGATCGTGGTGGCGGTGGACCCGCCGGTGACCTCGATGAAGACCAGCGACGAGTGCGGGATCGTGGTCGTGGGGGCCGATACGCGCGGCGATCCGAAGGATTGGAAAGCGGTCGTGCTGGAGGATGCGTCGGTCAAGGGAGCGACCCCGGAAGGTTGGGCGCGGGCGGTGCTGGCGGCGATGGAGCGGCACGGGGCGGACCGGCTGGTGGCGGAAGTCAACCAGGGCGGTGATCTGGTGGAGCAGCTGGTGCGGATGGTGGACCCTCTGGTCCCGTTCCGGGCGGTGCATGCGACACGGTCGAAGATGCTGCGGGCGGAACCGGTGGCGGCCCTTTACGAGCAGGGGCGGGTGGCCCATGTCCGGGGGCTGGGCGCGCTGGAAGAGCAGCTGGGCAAGATGACGGCGGTGGGTTGGCAGGGGGCGGGGTCTCCGGACCGGCTAGATGCGCTGGTCTGGGCACTGACCGACCTTCTTCTGATGCCGTTGCACGGCGGCCGACCCAGCGTTCGGTCGATTTAGCAGATTTTCGGACCCATCGGGTCATATGACCGGGCGCTTCAGGCAGCCCGGGTCTGGGCAGGCATGGCCTGAAGCATGAGGGAGCGCGAGATGGTGTTCGATTTTCTGCGGAAGGCGCCGGTAGAGGCGGTTCCGGACCGCAAGGCCAGCGCGGTGGGCCGGGTGATCGCCTGGGGCAATGCGGGCCGCGTGGCCTGGAGCCCGCGGAACACGACCAGCCTGACGCGGACGGGGTTCCAGGGGAACCCGGTCGGATTCCGCGTCGTGCGGCTGATCGCCGAGGCGGCAGCGGCGCTGCCGCTGGTCTGCCAGACCAACCAGCAACGGTTCGACACGCATCCGGTGCTGGAGCTGATCAGCCGCCCGAACGGGGCGCAGGGCCGGGCCGAATTCCTGGAGGCGGTCTATGGCTACCTCCTTCTGGCCGGGAACGCCTATGTCGAGGCGGTGCCGGGTGTCAGCGCAGTGCCGGGCGAGCTGCATGTCCTGCGGTCGGACCGGATGAACCTGGTGCCGGGCGCGGATGGCTGGCCGGTGGCCTATGACTATACGGTCAGCGGGCGGACGCACCGCTATGACGTGACGGGCGAGATGAGTCCGATCTGCCATCTGAAGACCTTCCACCCGCAGGACGACCACTACGGTTTCTCGCCGATGCAGGCGGCGGCGCTGGCGGTGGATGTCCACAACTCGGCCTCCAGCTGGTCGAAGGCGCTGCTGGACAATGCGGCCCGGCCTTCGGGGGCGATCGTCTACAAGGGCGCGGACGGGGCGGCGAGCCTGTCGTCGGATCAATACGACCGGCTGGTGAGCGAGATGGAAGCGCATCATCAGGGGGCCCGCAATGCGGGGCGTCCGATGCTGCTGGAAGGCGGGCTTGACTGGAAGCCGATGGGGTTCAGCCCGTCGGACATGGAGTTCCAGAAGACCAAGGAAGCGGCGGCGCGGGAGATCGCGATTGCCTTTGGTGTCCCGCCGATGCTGCTGGGGATCCCCGGCGACGCGACCTATTCCAACTATCAGGAGGCGAACCGGGCCTTCTACCGGCTGACGGTGCTGCCGCTGGCGACGAAGGTGATGGCGGACCTCGCGCACTGGCTGTCGCGGTTTGCCGGTGAGGCGGTGGAGCTGAAGCCGGACCTGGATCAGGTCCCTGCGCTGGCGGGCGAACGTGACCAGCAATGGGCGCGGGTCTCGGCGGCAGAGTTCCTGACCGTGGCGGAAAAGCGGATGCTTCTGGGCTTGCCGAAGCTGGCGGAGGAGGAATGACGGCGCGGCGGTCCGAAGGCGGGTCGCGGTTCCTATACGACAGTTTCGACGCGGCGGCAGCGCGGATCGAGGCGAACGAGCGGGTTGCAGACGAGCGCTGGGCGGGACTGGAATATCGCCTCGGGCTGATCGAGGCGACGCTGGAGCGGCTGGAGAAACGGATCTGGGTCGGCGTCTACGGTGTGGCGGCGTTCCTGTTGGCGCAGATGGCCGAGACGGTCATCCAGGCAGCAATGAGGTGAGGTGATGACGGATTATGGAGCGCCCGAGCGCAAGTTCCAGCAGCCGGAAAAGGGGTTGGTGGTGAGCGACGGACATGTGGTGGAAGGGTACGCCTCCCTGTTCGGCAAGACCGACCAGGGCGGCGACATCGTGCAGAAGGGCGCCTATGCGGCGAGCCTGAAGCGGCTTGGCGCGCGCGGGGGCCGGGTCAAGATGCTGTGGCAGCATGACCCGGGCCAGCCCATCGGCGTCTGGGACGAGGTGCGCGAGGACGCGACCGGCCTTTGGGTCAAGGGGCGCATCCTGACCGAGGTGGAGCGGGGGCGCGAAGTGGCGGCGCTACTGGCGGCAGGGGCCATCGACGGGCTGTCCATCGGGTATCGCACCGTCAAGGCGGAACGTGACGGCAAGGGCAAGCGCCTGTTGTCGGAGCTGGAGCTTTGGGAGGTGTCCCTGGTGACCTTCCCGATGCTTCCCGAGGCGCGGGTCGCGGCCAAGGCGGATGTCCTGGACGATGACTGGCGCGACATGGCGGCGGTCTTCGAGGACGCGCGCCGCAGTCTGGCCGGGCGATAGCGCGGCGTCCCACTGACAAGAAAAGGACTGAGATGATGACCGAGACCAAGTCTCGGACCGGGGAAGACTTGTCCCCGGTCCACTCTCCGGCAGCGGAGGCGAAGGCCGCCATGGCCGGCTTCCTGAAAGAATTCAGCACCTTTCAGGACGAAGTGAAATCCACGCTGAAACATCAGGAAGAGCGACTGACCATGCTGAACGCAAAGACGATGTCCTATGGCCGCCCGGCGCTTTCGGCCCGAGCGGAGGTTGAGGCCCCGCACCAAAAGGCGTTCAACGCCTATCTGCGGTCGGGCGATGATGACGGCCTGCGCGGCCTGACCCTGGAAGGCAAGGCGATGTCGACCGCCGTGGCCGCCGATGGCGGTTATCTGGTCGACCCGCAGACATCGGAGCGCATCCAGTCGCTGCTTCTTTCGACCTCGTCCTTGCGGTCGGTGGCGAATGTCGTGCAGGTCGAGGCGACCTCGTTCGACGTGATCGTGGACCGTTCGGAAGTGGGGTCCGGCTGGGCGACCGAAACGGCCGCGACCACCGAGACCGCGACCCCGGTGATCGAGCGCATTTCGATCAAGCTGCACGAGCTGGCGGCGATGCCGAAAGCTTCGCAGCGCCTCTTGGACGACAGCGCCTTCGACGTCGAGGGTTGGCTGGCCGAGAAGATCGCCACCCGCTTTACCCGCGCCGAGGCTGCGGCCTTCATCAACGGCGACGGTGTGGACAAGCCGAAGGGCATCCTTCTGCCGACCAAGGTGGCGGATGCGACCTGGACCTGGGGCAACATCGGCTATGTTCCCACCGGTGCTGCGGCGGACTTCGCGACCACCAACCCTGCGGATTGCATCATCAGCCTGGTCTATGCGCTGGGCGCGGACTACCGGGCCAACGGCACCTTCCTGATGAACTCGAAAACCGTGGGTGCGGTGCGCAAGATGAAGGATGGCGACGGCCGGTTCCTCTGGTCGGACGGTCTGGCAGCGGGCGAGCCCTCGCGGCTGATGGGCTATCCGGTGGTGGTGTCCGAGGACATGCCGGACATCGCGGCCAACGCTTATGCGATCGCCTTTGGCGACTTCCGTTCGGCCTACACCATCGCGGAACGCCCGGACCTGCGTATCCTGCGCGACCCGTTCTCGGCCAAGCCGAACGTCCTGTTCTACGCCAACAAGCGCGTGGGCGGGGACATCACCGACTTTGCGGCGGTCAAGCTGCTGAAGATCGCGGTGTCGTGACGAACCGGCCCGGTCCCCTGGCGGGGCCGGGCCGACCCCCGTGCCTGCGAAATCCCATCAGGCCCGGTTCCGGGCGGAGATTGACCCATGATGTTGACGGAAACGACCCCGGTGCCTTCGCTGGCCCTGCCGGTGGAAGAGATGAAGGACCATCTGCGGATGGGGTCCGGCTTTGCCGATGACAGGCTGCAGGACGGGCTGATCGAGGCCTATCTACGCGCCGCCTTGGCGGCGATCGAGGGGCGCATCGGCAAGATGCTGTTCCAGCGCCGGTTCCTGTGGGTGCTGGAGTGCTGGCGCGATGCCGAGCAGGCGCTGCCGGTTGCTCCGGTCGCGGGGGTCATCAGCGTCACGCTGGTCGATGCAGCGGGGGGCGAGGTGGTGGTGCCAGCGGGAGCCTACCGGCTGATCCCGGACCTGCACCGGCCCCGACTGGCCGGGAAGGGGACCTCGCTGCCCACGATCCCGTGCGAGGGGCTGGTGAAGGTCGTCTTCGATGCGGGTTTCGGCGCGGCCTGGACGGATATTCCGGTCGACCTGCGACAGGCAGTGCTGCTGCTTGCGGGGGAGTATTACGAGCATCGCCACGATGACGGCGCGCAGGCGGCTGGGCTTCCGTTCGGGGTGGTCACGCTGATCGAGCGTTGGCGGACGGTGCGCATTCTGGGCGGGGGCAAGAAATGAACGCGCCCCATCTGAACCGGGCGCTGGTGCTGGAGGCCGTGGTGCGCACCCCGGATGGTGCGGGCGGATTCACCGAGGCCTGGGTGGCAGAAGGCACGCTTTGGGCCGAGGTCCTGCCGGGGTCCGGCAGCGATACCTTCGGCGAAGAGCGGATGCTGTCGGCTGTTCCCTACCGGATCACGGTCCGGGGTGCGCCGGTGGGATCGGGCTCACGCCCCAAGGCGGGCCAGCGGCTTCGCGAAGGCACGCGGCTGTTCCTGATCCAGGCGGTGACCGAGCGGGACCAGTTCGGCCGGTATCTGACCTGCTTTGCCCGTGAGGAGGTGCCGAAATGAGTTACGGTGCAGCACCCGCCCTGCAGACGGCGGTGTTCCAGCGTCTGACGGCCTGGCCCGCGCTGACCGGCGTGGCGATCTTCGACGCCGTCCCGCCGAATGTCACGGGGACCTTCGTGCTGATCGGCCCCGAGGAGGCGCGCGACCAGTCCGACAAGTCGGGCGCGGGGGCCGAGCATCAGATGGTGATCAGCGTGATCACCGATGCAACCGGGTTCCTGTCGATCAAGACAATAGCCGCGGCGATTTCGGACGCGCTGATCGGTGCGCCCCTGACCTTGAGCCGGGGAGTCTTGATCAACCTTTTGTTCCTGCGGGCCAATGCCCGCCGGATCGAAGAGGGCGAGACGCGGCGGAT